CAGCCTCAATCGCCCACGCGGCACGCTGGTCGCGCAGCGCGATAGCGCCCGACCGGGCAGCGCCCGCGGCGGCGACGAGGACAGCGGCGACGGTTCCCGACGGATTCACGACCCGTCCTCCGGAATGAGCGTCCCGGCGAGGTCGTCGGCATCGGAGATGGTGCGACCGAGGAGGTGGCGCAGGTTGTCGATGTCGAGCGACACGTCGGACAACGTCGCTGCCTGGATGAGGTCACGCAGCGCCATCGCGTGATGGTGCATCTCCAACATCCTGTCGATGGTCTCCTGCATGCTCACGTCGATGGCTTGCTGCATACTCGCCTCCTGGTGCGCCCCTACCGCGCTCCCTGGGGGCCAGCAACGGACTAGGCTGGCGACCAGGGCAGATCGGACGTGGAGAGCACAGCGTACCACGCACGGAAGCGAACCGTGTGGGGGCCGTCGTCGTCGGTCGAGCCACAGCTCGCGATCATCGTGATCCGGCGAGCGCCGGTCGGCTGCTGAAGGTCGGACGTGCTCTGCCCGCCGACCACGTTGCCAGCCTGCGACTGGGCACCGGCAACGATCAGCACCTGCTGGTCGGGCGCGATGATGCAGTAGCCTGCGGCGCGTGAACCAACGCAGTCCGGCGCGGTCTCCGCGGAGGCAAGCGTGGCGGCGACCAGCGTGTAGTCGGCGGCTGCGGCAGGCGTGAGCATGCCGACGAGCAGGCCCGAGCCAAGAGCTGTTGGATCGCCGTCGTTGTCGATGACGCCAAGCCCGACGAGCTCGTTGGCAGCAGACCCTGGCCACCCGGTCGGGTCACGCTGGATCAGCATCAAGATGACCCTGGCCGGGCTCAGCGTCGAGGAGTTCAGCGGCAGGCCCGAGGCGTCGAGGACGGGCCAGGAGATCCACGCCGACACGTCGGGCGCGCCGCCGCTTGGGCTCGGATTCTCCAGGTCAAGCTCGATCCACCCGTCGGCATCTTGCGAGGTCGAGGACACCCGCACCGGCGAGGTGTTGTTTTGCCATTCGCTCTGCTGCGCCTGCGACAAGCGCAGCATGCGCCAGGGGAGCGGCCCGGTCGGAGCGGCCCCGCCGAGGATGGGGCCGATCATGACGTGGACTCAAGCGAGCAGGGGGTGAGGTCCACGCGCGCCAAGTACTGGACGCTGCCACCGTCACCGGCGACACCGGCGACGTTGAGCAGGACCGCCGCGACCCGCTGGAGGCCCGAGCAGTCCATGCGCATCGCCATGCCACCGGTGCCGACGGCGTAGCGCGCCAAGCCGCTGGAGGTCGAGGCGGCGATCTCGCGCCAGGTGGTCGAGCGCAGCCCGGCGTCGTAGACCGACCCGCCGGGCGGGGTGTGGGACGGGTGCGCGTAGAGGCGCATCTCGGCGCTCTCCGCGTCGGCGTAGCGGCTGATCACCGCGCTGCCCGTGGCCGATGCGTTGAAGCTGTAGGTCAGCGGATCCGTCGAGTAGTACGAGGTGCCGGACTTGCCGCGGATCCGAAGCACCGGATCCTCCGTGGAGTCATAGCCGGTCCAGGAGTCGGCCTGCACGATGGCGGAGACCGTCACGTCGGCGTTGATGGCAGCAGCCCACGCCGTGATGAGCGCCGCGCGCGTGGCGAACGGGCCAGCCCCAGCAGAGACCGTGTTGCCGTCGATGGACACGCCGTAGCTGGCGGCTCCGTCGAAGGTGTTCACGACGACGTAGCAGGTGCGACGGAAGGGGTCGATGCGCAGCGCAGGCAACACGAAGAGCGCCATGCGGCCCGAGATGGGGACGCCGCTGGTGTCACCCAAGGGTGACTCCACGTTGGCTGCGCTGTAGCCGCTGATCGCGGACGGGCTGCGACCCGCAGCCAAGTTGGTCACGACGTAGCTGAGACTGACGAGATCACCGGCCATGAGTCACTCCACCGCGAACTTGCGGATCTTGAGGCGGACTGACCCAACGTCGGCAGTCGATGACGACACCGCGAGCAAAGCATGGTAGATCCTAACGAAGTACCGCTTTGTCGAGGTGTCCACGTCAATCGGGATCCCGCCGTTGTTATCGGTCGCGTTGCCCGAGTCAATCTCAAAGAGGATTGACTCCGCTCCAGTAGACTTCGTCACCGACACGATCTGCACTTTGGTCGTAGCCGAGCCGGTGATCGTGCCGGTGAGCTCCACCAGGGAGTACCGGACTGTCGTGAGGGCGTCGGCGGTCGGATTCTCAAGGAACCACGGGGCAAGACTCTGCCGAGCCTCCGCATTGCGCGCCGTCGAGCCACCTGAGATGTGGTAGAGGTAGCCTTCACCCGTACCCGTCACCCGGTACAGAATCTCGACCGACGTTGACGGCTGCACGACGGCCCACGAACCAAGGTCGCCGGAGAGGTCGGCGTAGACATCGAGGCCGGTCGAGGCGACACGGTAGGACAGGCGGACGCCGCTCGCAGCCTCTACGCGAGCGAGGATGCCGTCCTGCGCGTCGATGGTGTCATATGCCAGCACGCCGGATGACGAAACGATCAGCCGGATCGTGCCGCCCGAACTCCGGAGGGCGATGGTGTCGGAGTAGACGCCGAACGACCCGCCCGCCCCATCGATCCGCGAGAGGGTCAACTGCCCGGTGTAGAGGTAGTTCGTCCACTCTCCGAAGTGGTAGAGCAGATCGTTGATGTGCGCCGCGGCCGGGCGCTCACCTTGAGCCCATCCGATCTGCTGGAGCGCGACAGGAGGCGTCGTCCGCAGCGCGGAGGGATCGTACGCCCAACGTACTGGCGGAGTCGCGGGAGGTGCCATGATTATACCCCTGTCGGCTGGACTAGCGCGGCGAGCGACCCGTCGTCAAGACCCGAGCCGGAACCGGAAGATCCTAGCTCAAACCCATTCTCAAGACTTAGGACGCCATAGACCTCGACGCCGATGGCGACAGAGTCCCGCAGGACAGAGGCGGCTCTCGCGAGCCACACCGGGTCGGGGAGCTCGTCAACGACGGCGAAGCACGCGATGCAAGGACTGCCAGCGATGAGCAGTCGTCGGACGCTCCACGTCGTCGGGTTGTCCGCGAGCGCGCGCCACGTCGCCGTGATGCCAGCGTACGCTCCGCCCGACTGCATGGCCGACACCCGGCCGAGGACGATGCGCCGGTACAACGGATCATCGAAGCCGTTGCGCGGCTCACCCACACGCTGCCCGGCTTGGTCTAGCTGGAAGCCGGTAGCGAAGTTCGGGTCGAGGGCGACCGTGAGCCCGGCCAAGATCGTTCCGATCTGCGTCAGCGGGTCAAGAGCCGCTCCGAACGCTGCGTCGGTCACCGGCCCGCGAACGGACCCTGGCATGATGTCGAGCCCTTCCGCGGTCGCATCCCGAACGGGGTACACGCCGTCGAGCATCACGTCACCACCACCGAGCCGGACAGTACGATGAGCTCGGTGCTGGACGGGACGATGTCGGCGGTGCCGCCGTCGAGGAGGACGGAGGCGCCCGTCACGCCGCTGATCGGAGAGATGGATCCGAGAACCTGCAGGACGCGCAGGGCTTCACCGCGGCCGAGGCCCGAGATCAGCGCAGAGACCGCGTCCGACACGGTGCTCGACACCGCGGACAGGGGCACACCCGTGGCGAGCGTGACGGTGACAGCAACCGTCACGGGGAGGTCGTTGCCCGTTGACCAGTAGACGGTGTCTGTGACATTGGACACGGTGACAGTCTCAGAGTCGCTGCCAGCGGTCGCCAAGCCACCAGCGATGGTCGAGAGGATCGCCTCCGCGAGCGCGGTGCGCTGGTCTGACCCTACCGGAGGGGGGACAACGTAGACTGCCACGACCCCAGGCGCGGAGCGGATGACATCGACGGCTTGGACCCAGTTCAGACTCAACAGCGAGGTGCGCACGCCAGGCAGCGACGAACCCGCACCGAGCGAGAGGGCTTGGCGCAGCCGCACGCGGTACTGAGAGTCGGTCTCGCGGGGACGGCCGATCTCGTACGGGTCGGCGTCACCGGCATCGTAGGTGCAGTTGGTGAGGCCGGGCGACGAGGTCACCACCTGGAGCGTCTGCGGGCCAGCGGCGAGCTCGATGGAGCCGGACTCGACAGCCTCGACGGCGATCTCCGTCGCAGCGGTCGCGCCGGTCACGGTGACGACGGTCTGCCATTGCTGACGGTCCTCGTCGCGCAGGATGGTCCCAGCCGGGATGGTGATGGTCGCGAACCCTGCCGCAAGCGTCGGGTAGACGATGTACCGGCTGTAGGTCGCAGCGCGGCGGGGGATGCCACGGAAGGCGCCGATGCGGTCGAGGTTGGCGCCGGCGGCGGTCTCGGGGCTGAGCGCATCGAGCAGCACCGCGGCGTCGGACTCGATGCGGAACGCCTCGACGCCGAACGCTACGGTGGCGGCACCCTCCCAGGTGCCAGCGGCGTAGGACAGCGGCTGACCGGCAGCGGCGTCCCAGGTGGCGCGCAGCTCGGCTATGCGGTCGCCCGCCGTCGTCGGAGTCCAGCCTGTGGCGTTGAGCGGCATCAAGTCACCAAGGGGCCAGGGGAGGTCCGTCCGGTCACCGTGAACAGGGCGGGCGCGCCCGTCCGCAGCAAGGGTGAGTAGTTGACGGTGACGGTAGCCGATTCTCCGTCTGCGCGCACGATCACTCGCGCGACGACGTTGACCACTTGGCCGGAGCTAGTGCCCTCGACGCTGACGACCGACTGCACGTCGGGGTCCGCCTCAAGCTGGGCGCGCATGGTGCTCGCGACGATGGCGGGCGTGGTCTGACCCGGCCGGTCGATCCAGCGGTCGTGCGGCAGGCCGAACGCTGCGTCGTCGGGCCAGGTGCCGAACACCGTGGCGAGGCGGATGCGCATGCGCTGCACGACGAGGTCGATGCCCGACAGGTATCGCGCCGGGAGCGCGAGGTCGCCGCTGGCGGCAAGGGCTACGGCGCTCATTGGGTGTCCACCTGGATGCGGAGTGTCTGAATGTTGGCCGCGGTTGTCGTGGTCACAAACGGCACCGGCACGGGCGGGCCAGCCGTCGCGCCCGACACCGGCAGGGTGAGCGTGTTGATGGCGGTCTCAATCGCGGCCAGCTTGGCGGCAGTCTCGGTGGCGAGCGCCAGCGCGCGCGCTGCTGTGGCTTCACCGACGAGCAGCTTCTGCCCAGCCGGGAGCAGTACGACCGGGCACGTCGAGCTCGACGCCGACGACGGCAGCGGGTCACGGGCCGACCAGGCGAGCGGCAGCACCTCTGCGTCCGCCAAGTCCCAGCGACGCTGCGACACCGGCTCGGACGGCACGACGGCGCCGTCGTCCACCTCGTCGTGGGAGCGGTCTCGGATGACGAGCGGGACGATGGCCCCGACCGGGAGCGGCCAAGTGATGGCCACGCCGGAGCCGTCACCGGGCCACCGGACGGGCACGTTGGAGATCTCCAGCGCGTCGGCGTAGACCAGCCCGTCCACGACGCGGACCAGCTCGCGCACGCAGGGGCGCACCTTCGCCGTCGTCGTGCTGGAGTCATAGCTCACGATCTCCGCATCGACGCAGACGCGGATGCGACCGGTCGCGGCGGCGGCGCCCTCGCGGATCGCGTCCGCGAGCCGGGCTCGGTAGGTGATGTCCGTCGGCTGGGTCATGAGATCCTCGTCCCCACCACGCGAGTATAGAACGGACCGTCCCAGGAGTCGATCTCATGCTCCACGTCGTGAGCGACGAAGTTGCCCGCTAGGTCCGCCGCCTCGACGCGGTAGCCGTCACCAGGGCGGAGCGAGGGGGCGAGCAGCGTCTGCACCTCGACGCGGCCCTCGTCCGCCCGGCGGGGCGAACCGATCAAGCCCGAGCTCGGGGTGAACACCAGCGACGAGGGGCGCCGCTCTTGCCCGGCCGGGTACATGGACACGATGCCGTCCTGGATGACTAGCGTCGAGCCCGAGTCCTTCGCGACCCGAGACAGCACGTCGGAGATGACGCCGACGGCCGCAAAGCCTCGTACATACTGCACATTCGTGCCGAAGGATATCGTGCCGCGCGACAACCCAGCTTTCTGAATCGCCCACTCGGTGATCTGCTGAGAGTCCGTCTGATCGTAGGAGATCGAGATGGGGAACGCGCGGACGACGACGCGGCTATCCACGACCTCCATGCGCGCCGTGCTCTCGCCGGACTGGCGCATGATGTCGAGCGTGCCCGGCCGGACGGTGCCGGTGAGGATGGCCGCGAGCTGGTCGCCGTAGCCCGCCATCACGCGCACGACGGTCTCGGGATTCTGAAGGTCGCGCAGCGACTGCTCTGCTGCACCGAATACGGTGAGCTGCGAGGCGTCGGGAGTCTCGGTCACCGACCTCTTGGTTCGGGCAACCACGCGAAGCCCAGCCAGCGTGCGTGAGTTGGGCTCACCCTTGCGCTGGATCTGTAGCTCTACGCGACGACCGAACAGCGTGGTCACAGAGACTCTCCAGGTGCGAGGTAGATCACCTGCACGTCCTGGCCCATCTGTTCACGACGGTACGGGTCGGGTCCGGTTGCCGCCAGCGAGCCGGGCGGCAGCAATGGATTCTGACCCTCCTGCCATATGTAGCCGCCGGGCGTGATGCGCATGCCCGAAACGAGGGGCACGCCCGCGGAGGTGAGCACGTCCATGTACCAGGCGCCGGGGCCTTCAGCCCAGCGCGTGGCAAGCTGCACCTCGACGCCGCCGAGCGACACGCTCTGCCGCCGTCGATATCCGCCGCTTGGCATGGTCAAGAGTAGCATGGTGACCTCAGAACGGAGACAGGGCGCTAGCCAATGACTTCAGCGACTCCTTGACGTTCCACGCGGTGCTAGCGCGCGGCTCTTGCACGCCGTCCTGCGCCTCCGGTGAAAGCTCTGCGCGGGACGATGCGGACGGGTTGCGTCCGACGCCACCACCCGAGCCGGTGGACACGGAGTAGATGGGCGCGGTGGTGAAGGAGTCAACCAGCCGAACCTCGCGCACGCCGATGGTGACCTCGATGAAGTCGTCCATCGTCATGGTGTACCGGAACGTCGTGATGAGGCAGTCCACCATGGACGGCCGCTTGGGCACGACGACAGTCCACAGCGTCGTGCTCGCGCCGATCATCCAGTCGCGGAACGCCTCGTACTTCATCTTGCCGTAGGTTCCGTAGGTGCCCGCCCGCTCGATGTCGAGGCCCGTCAGCATACCGACAAGCTGCATCTCCGCCGGGAGCCGCTGCGTGTGGTCGCTGATCTCCACGCCGCGCTCGACCGGGTGGCTGGTGACAGCCCAGTTGTAGCTGAGATCCACCGACTTCGTGGTGTCGATCTCAATCACCTCGCCGGTGTCCTGGCGGATGAGGGCGACGTAGTTGCTCGTCAGCAGCTCGTACCCGTTCATCGTGCCCCCTGCGCCGCAGCATCGTTAGCGCCACGGACCTCTGCGTCCAGGGCATTGCGGACGACGGTCTCCGCCTCTGCGGCGGACAAGCCGCTGGCGTTGATGTTGACGGTTCCGATCTGCGTGCCAGCCATCCAGTTGTACGCTCCAAGGCCAGCTTCAAGCGCATACCCTGCCATCTTGGTTCCAAGGGTCAAGTGGGCCGTACCCGCCATCGATGGAGATCCTCCCATCGTTCTTTGAGGTAGGGTCTCATCGATATTGTCGAACCACTCATCCCTCTCAAGAGCATCCGTTGCTTTCCTGTAGCCCCTAGCCGCGCTCTCCGTGCTGAGCTCGACCTTCTTGAGGGCGTACTTGGTCCCGCGCTGGAAAGCCTCGATGTAGGGCTTGAGCGTTTCCAGGAGCGGGATCTGAGCGATCATCTCACGCACGGACTCTGCGAAGTTGCTGCCGATAGCCTTCGCAAAGTCCGACGCCTCGCCCAGCATCGTCTTCATCGACTTGAGTGCCGCCTGGAACTCAGAATCGACGCCGATGGACTTGGCAAGATCTCCGAACACGGACGGGCCACCCTCTGCCGCGTACATGAGATCTTCAATCGCCATCACGAAGAGCAGTAGCACACCAGCAGGCGCGACCATGGGAGAGAGGACAGCAGCCAGTCCGCCAGCCGAATAGCCAAGGGAGAAGGCTAGGGCTCTGAACGCGGCCGTAGCTGCCGCCGCCGTTAAAGACAGGCCGCCGATGGCGCTCACGGTCAAGCCGATAGGACCAGTCAAGGCAGCGAACGCATGCTTGAGAGAGTCTGCCGCATAGTCCAGCTTCATATCGACCCATTCTTTGTTGGCCATCACCCAGTCGAGGATGTCCTTCGTCAAGAGGCGAAGCGTCGGGGCCAACTCCATGCCGAAGCGGATCCGGAGCTCCTGCGAGGCGTAGGTGAGCCTGCGGAGGTCACCCTCGAGCTCCATTGCGCTCTTCGCGGCCTCCTCGGTGATGACCCCGCCGAAGATGCGCGCCTCCTCGCGCATGCGCTTGATGCCCTCTGAGCCTTGAACGAGCAGCGGCAGCAGCTTGCGGCCCACGTCGTCACCGAAGATACGGGAAGCTGCCGCGGCGCGCTCTGCGGCTTGTCCGAGACCCGCGATGCCGTCCGCCACGACCTCGAGGATCTCGTCGGGCTTCTTGTTGCGGAGGTTGGCGATGTTGACGCCCGCCGCCGTGAACGTCTTGACCCACTCCTTGTTTCCGCTCGCCGCCTCCAGGGCGTAGTCGGACACCGTCTGCAAGGCGTCGGAGACATCGTTGGCGTCCGAGCCGAGCGCGATGAACACCGCGGACAGCTCGCGAGCGCCCTGGGTGCCGATGCCAAGACCCTCACCCAGCCGGGCGTACTGCGTGACCTCCTTCGCCGTGCTGGCGGCTAGGCCGGTGAGCGCCACGGTTGCCGTGAACGCTGCTTCCGACAGGCCCGCGACGGTGATCGAAGCCCTGTCATAGGCTGCGATGTCGCCCTGGAAGACCAGTTGCGTGACGAGGCGTTCGATGACGACTTCACTCACTTCTTCTTCCCCTTCTCAGCTTCTCGCCTTGCTTTCCGTAGCATGGCGATCTGCGTGAGCGCCGTCGAGGTCTCGTCCAGCGACAGATTCTTCGCGTCAGCGTAGGGAACCTGGAGTTCGGGCGTCATCGAGATGACCCACATCGGCCAGGTATTCTCCCAGCCGCACTCGGTCATGATGCGGTCTGCTTCTCGATCTCCTGGATCTCCGCCGCGGGCGTTTTTCGCGAGATAAGCAGACGCATCCATGAATCGAAAAAACCCTCGGCCTTCGCCCGCTCCCTCGCTGCGATGATCAGCTCCGACATGTTCTTGCCGCGGAAGATGAACTCAGCATCTCCCGCGGTGAGCGGCACGCCGTCGCGGAACGCATGACGACCTGGAACGCCCCACAGCAACTTTGGCATCCAGCTCATGTCGGGAGTGACCTGTCCCATCGTGAGCGTCGCATTCTGAAACGAATGGTAGGCGCTCACCAGCGGCAGGGCTTCCATGACTCCGAGCGGGGTCGCGGTGTAGGTGTGCTCGACGCCATCGGCGTCGGCGGCGGTCCAGGTGATCATGGATCAGACACCAGGTGGGAGGATGGAGGGAAGCGGCGGGTTGATCGACACGATCTCGACGTTGAACGTCCAGGTCACCACGGTGGGGGACTCGGAGCTCTTGGCGGCAGGGATCTCGTTGAACGAGCAACCAACCCCGATCCAGGTCTCGCCGGTGTCGCCACGGACCCAGGAGATCACGAAGCGAGGATCCTGGCCGAGCGCACCCAGGGCTTCCTTCTGAATCCGCAGCGCCGCGAGGAAGCTGTAGGTCAGATCGGTGCTCTTGCAGGTGATCGAGAAGCCGCAGTCGAGCGCCGTGATCTTGTAGGTCACAGCGCCGCCGAAGCCGCGCACCCGGTTGAACTGGGGCGGGACATCGGTCCACTCGTACGGATCGAGCTCGGTCGGGGGAGGGACAGGCACACCGTCGATGGTGACGGCGTGCAGCAACAGATTCTGAATGGCGCTCATGCGGCACGCTCCAGGTAGGTGACGGTGACGACCTGCGTGGTCCCATCGAGCAGCCCGATGCGGGCCGTCGCGGTGATGACGCCGCCCGACCGGGACGTGCTGACCTCATAGCCCTGCGGCAGGGTGTCGTTCGGGGTGAAGTACCCGACCGCGAGCCCGTTGTTGATCGCGGGCTGGAGGCAACCGCGCAGCGCGGACTCACCGGCGGTGTTGTACGGCCACACCTTGTTCTGAGACGCGAACCGCGCGTACTGGTTCGCGATGGCCGAGCGCCAGCGGTAGGTCAAGTACATGACCGCGAAGCGGGTGTACAAGTACTCGTCGGACATGGCGCGAGCGCCACCTGCGGGCGGGTACATGAGCGAGCCGCCCGACTCCAGCGGCACCAGCGGGTTGGCATGGTTGGTGATGGCGTTCGTGCGCTGGGTCTCGGTCAGGTTGTACGTCGCCACGCTCGCGAGAGGCGCGGTGAAGTCGGGGCGCGTCGAGTCGGCGGGCGTACCCGCGGCCCGAGCCAGCAACGCGACGTGCGGGTACTGACCGGCGGTCGGGTGGATGACCACGCCGAGCGAGGCAGAGGTCGTCGGGAACCCGGCGGGAGGGGAGCCGGTGCCCCAAGCGGGATCGTCGTCGGTGACGATGGCGATCATCGGGTTGGCGTCGGTGTAGCTGGCGACGGAGGTCGCCTGCGCGCCGGTGGTCGAGTCGGGAGCGACCAGGCCGAACTGGAGGCCCGCGGTGCTGATCGCGGTGAGCGCCGCGGCGAAGGTCTCGCTGGCGCCAGCGTCACGGCGGCCGATGGCAAGCTGCGAGGGGGCGGGCGACTGCGCGAACGCGATGGTGGCCATAGCGAGCGCGACCGCGCTCACATCGCCCGCGAGGTTGTCCGTGATGACCGAGTCGAGGCTGGAGTAGAGCCGGTAGCGGTCGCCGTCGAGCGTCGAGTCCGAGCTCACCAGCAGCAACGTGGACAGGGCGTTGTTGACCAGCGGTCGGGGCTCCACGATGAAGCTGCCCGACCAAAACGTGGACATGATCGTAGCGTAGCCGGACATCTCAGCCCTCCTCGGGCGGCGGGTATGTGATCGTCGCCTCGGCGGCAACCACGTTGGGATCTCGGATTAGGGTTAGGTCTACCACGACACTAGCGGTGCCGTCGAGATCCTCGTACACAGTCTGCCGCCGAGCCAAGCTGGTGAGCGTGATCACCCAGCGTGGCTCGTAGCCGGTGTCGAGGAAGTGGACCACGTTGGACAGCTCGCCGCTATGCGCCGGGACGACGCCCGCATCCATGAGCGTCGTCGTCGCGCCGATGTTGACGCGCCAAGCCCGCCGCAACAGGTCGCCCCATCCCCAGGCCGCGGTGCCGTAGCCCTGGATGCTCCACGTCTGCTCAACCACCTGCGTGATGGTCGAGGTGTTGACCTCGTCCACGACCTCGTCCACGCGCTCTGGCAGGCCCGTGGGGACTTCGATGACGGGCAGGAGGGTGATGTACCCACCCGTCGCCCTCGGCGCCTGTAGACCCGGTGTGCTGGCGTTTTGGAGCCATACCTTGTCGATGCTGATGCCCGCGGCAGCGGCGATCCAGGTCCGCATCGACGCGAGGTCGGTCGCGAGGTCGGTACTCATGGCTCCTCCGGTGGGGGCGGCGGAGGCGGCGGGACGTAGGTCTCGTCCTCCGCGAGTGCGACGAGGATGGTGCGCCAATGGCGGGGGACCGAGCCGACACGCGGCCAGTCCTGCACTTGGTAGACGAGCCAGGTGTGACCCGCCCACACAACGCGATCAGCCGGTGCCCCTCCAGGGGTTGCGGTTCGCATCTCGGACAGGCTGTAGACCTTCAGCACGGCGCGGGAGCGGTCACCCTCGGCAAGCTGCTCAAGGTCGTGACCCGTCACCGGCTGAATCGAGCCACGGATCGTCGTGGTCGTCGGGGCAGCGTAGCTCGGCAAGCCACCGACGTTGGACGGCGCGGCGTAGCGGATCCGGCTGAAGGCGCGCAACCCGATCATGCGATGAGCTCCTGCGTGCCGTCCGGTAGCACGACCTCGGCGCGTATGCTGTTGATCATCTGACTGGTATCAATCAGCGTCTTGCTCGATCCCTTGCGCGCGATGGTTCGCGGGCTGTTGGGCGGGGGCACGCCCTTCCGAATGGTTGCCTTGTGATTCTGCACCATCTTAAGCCCGAGCCGGCGCAGCGCGGTGCTAACGCGCTCGACGCCCTTGTACTGATTCTTGGCGATCTGAGCCGCCATCTTGAACCAGTTCTCCTTGCTGTTCGCGATGGTGATCCGCATGAATGGACGCTCGGGGACGCCGACGCCGTACTCGTTTCGGTAAGCAACCCCAGCCACGGTCAGTTGAGAGTCAGCGTGGCGAGCCGCGCCTTCCCTGCCGACGAAGCCGACGTTGATCACGGCGCCCATGAGCGTGCCGATCCGCTTGAGCGCCTCGGAGATGATGCCCTGGCGCCCTTTCACCTGCGACTGCGTGACCTGTTTGGCGGCATCGCGGTGGGCGTTGTACATCATGCGACGAGCGACGTTGCGCGCCTTCCTGTCTTCCCGACGCGCCTTCGCCATCATCTTGGAGCGCAGGTTGTCGCGCTGCTGTTTTCTGATCCGCGCCTGCTTGGCTACCTCCCTGTTGTGCTCCAACGCCCTGCGTTTGCCTGCCTTGCGCTTCTGCCAGCGTGATATCCTTCGCGCTTTGATCTTGGCCTTGATCCTCGTCAACCGCTTCTGAATGCGCGCCTTGCGAGCCGCTCCAACCCGTTGCCGGGCCTTCCTGCGCTGCTCGCGCATGACGATCCGCTGCGCGGCGATCTTCTCCCGACGCGCCGCCTTCTTCTCCTTCCTGCGGATGTTGCGGGCCGCGGTGTTAGCCTTGCGCTTCTCGCGGCGACGCAGCACCGTTTCCTGCCGCCTTGCCTTGGCTCGGGCCTTGGACTGAGCGGCGCGCTCGATCTGCTTGGGCGTCGTCGGCTTGCGGCGCGTGTACTTGCGCTTGGTCTCGGCTTCCGCCAGCTTGCGCTGCTTCTTCTCTTCGCGCCTCGCGTCACGCTGTGCCCTTGCCTGCGCCCGAACCCGCTTGCCCCACAGCTCGTTGTAGTGCTTCCAGGTCTTGCGGATGTGGAGGCGCATGCCCTGCTTCTCGGTCGAGCCTCTCATCTTGCGCTCGACGGCGCGCTTTTCAGCCTTGGCTTTTTGCCGATCCTTCCTCGACTTCTCTTGGGCGACGATCTTCTTGTACCACTCGCTCACGTTCTTAGCTTTCTTGGCGCGAGCCTTGGCTTTTTTGAGCTCGCTATCGTCGCCGCCCTCTTTCATCTCACACGACCGTCGGCGCAGCGTACGCGGCGCGCGACGACCGCAGGCGCATGAAGGCAACGCCGTAGTGCGTCGTCGCCAAGTCCATGTCGCCAGCGGACAGGCGAAGCCCAGCCGGGATGGTGTAGGACTGCGACAGGTCGCCGGTCACATCCGACGTGGTGAGCAGCGCCGACCCGCCGCCGAGACCCGCGAGATCCCCGGTGACGGGCATGCGCGTCAGCAGGTGAGCGGTCAGCAACGCCTGCGCCTCGACGTAGTACGAGACCGGGGATCCAGCGGCGACCTGTCCGGTGTACTTGCTCGTCGGGAACACCACGGGCGACAAGTACGGGCCGGTCGAGTCGGCCCAGTAGCCGATCTGCGTGTCCGTCAGCGAGACGAACTCGGGAGCGATGGCTCGCACCCTGGCGTTGACGACCGCGGATGCCATCTCAAGCCACCGGCTGGAGCGGGCCGTTGGCCGCGGTCAGCGAGGCCCACAGCGGGTGCTTCTTCCAGGAGTCGGGCACCACGGCGACGATCTGACCGGGTCCGATGCGGTGCTCCTTGCGCTGAGCCTTGCGGGGGTCGTCGCCATCGAACTCCGCGAACGCGATGGTGATCTCCTGCTCCGACACATTCTTGATCATGGTTCCTCCAGTAGAAAAGCCGGGCGGCTTCCCACCCGGCCAGGTGGCGAGGGCAGTCTCCCGCCCTCGACCACAGGATAACTCACGTCGTGGCGAAGAGCGCCAGCATGCAGCCCTCGGCGTAGGGCAGCTCGAGGCCACCAGCCGAAGAGGCGTAGATGGTGACCTGACCCGTGGCGTCCACGTAGGTGTGGACCGGGGTCACGTCCAAGCCCTTCACGATGCGAAGACCCTCGTTGGCCTCCGAGCGGAAGAAGAGCATGCCATCGACGCCGGTGCCGCCGAAGTCGCGGAGGCTCTTGCCGATGATGACCTGGAGGCCGAGACCGTTCGCCTGCGCGGTGAAGAAGTCCCAAGCCGACAGCGCCGAGTACGGGGCCGCAGTCGTCGCCATGAGGCGGTTGCGGAGCCGGTCGGTGATGATGACCCGGTCGGGCGCGAGGTTGGCGGGGCTGCGCTCCTGCGCCTGCGTCATGACGTAGACGAGCTCCGTCAAGACGTTGCCGATGGAGGCCGAGCCGATGGTCAGCGAGGAGTAGAACCGCAGCAAGCCGGGGACCGACGCGAGCGAGTAGAAGTCCAGGCCAGGAACGGTCGAGCCGCTGACCAGGGCGTTCCACCAGAAGTCGCGGATCGCGCGGTTGACCGCTTCCATCTTCCAGCGAGCGTCGTCCAGCCCGGCCTGCGCGACCCGGCGAGACTCCAGCCAGCCCTGGGAGAGGGCCACGCCGCACCAATGCAGCGGACGCAGATCCTGCGACCAGGTGTAGGACACGCGGTTGATGGCGGTGTCCTCACCACGGAGCAAGGTAGCGGTGCCGCCCGGCTTGACGAAGTTGCGGTAGTAGCCGCTGGCGTTGCCGTCCACGGGCCGGGCCGGGATCCCCTCGAGGATGTCCGAGCGGTCCTGGATGCGGACGAGGATCGGCGCGCCGATCTCGACCTTGCCCGAGAGCGCGGGGAGGCCAGCACCGGAGTCCTGGCGGCCCGTGATCACGGGGGCGAGCTGGCGGACCAGCGAGTCGCGGCGAGCGCGATCCGCACCGGCGAGCCGGTCGATCTCGTTGAGCCACATGGCGCCGCGAGCGGTCTCAGCGTCCGCGCGCACCGCGCTGGCGATGTTGCCAGCGAGGAGCGAAGCGGGAACCGAGCCGAACGGGCGGACGAACTGGGAGATGGGGGAGTCGAGCGCGATGCGCGCGCCCGCATCGAGAATCTGATTCACGCGGCCTCCGCGACGTAGTAGGTGGTGGTCCCGATCACCTGGGACTCCCCGGTGAACTTCCATTGCGAGCCAGCGCCGACGAGGGCGACCGTGCTCTGCGAACGGGTGGGGGTGAGCGCGCCGCTGGCCGCAAGGTCAACGAACACGAAGTCACCGGCAGACGGAGCCGCCGCCGGGTTGACCAGGAGCGCCGCGCCACGGAGCATGTACGGGACCGCGGTGCCGCCACGGATCGTGGTGCGCGAGCCGGTGCCGTAGGTGTCGGACGAGTCGTCGCCCGGATCGTAGACGAGAGCGAGGACGCCGGGGTTCGACGCATCGACGCCGCCACCAATCGTGAGAGCCGCGCCCGAGCCGGTCGTGATCTTGGAGCCGGACGTGAACTGCATGCCCGCGGGGAGCGTGATGGTCACGACCACATCCGAGCCAACCGGAGTGGCAGCGGTCGCCGTGATGGCGCCAGGGCCGAACGTGTTGATCGCCGCGGCCGCAGCGACAGCGTTCGCGCCAGTCGCCGTGACGTTCGCGCCGGAGGCAAACGAGATGGCGAACTCGTTCGCGCTGTTGGCGGCGTAGTCGAGCACGCTCAGCGAGGCGAGGTAGGTCGAGCTCGCCGCGTGCGTGATCGTCAGAGTCACGGTGCCCAGCGTCGGGGACGGCGGGATGCGAGCCTTGCGAACGCCGGAGACGAAGTAGATCTCGACAGCCTTGCCGAAGGTGTACTCGGTCGCGGCGGCGGCGACGGTCGGGGTGGCAACGGCCATGTGCGCGCCGGTGTCCACGACCTCGGCAACCGTGATCGCGAGACCAGGGGTGCGAGCGGTGAGCGTGACCACGCCCGCGCCGTCGTCAGCAGCCGAGAAGAGGCCGAAGGCGAGCGGGTTGGCGATGAACGCGGCGTACATCGCGGCAGACGCCTCGGCGGCAGACGTACCGCTATCGGTCGTGATCGCGATGATCGCGGTCACAAACGTAAACGGGTCGGTCACGCTGATCGAGTAGGGCGAGCTATTCGACGGGCTGGAGAAGGTGACGGTGGAGACCTGAGCGACCGCGCCGTTGCCGGACGCCGCCGCACCGGCGACAGGGGTGGAGACAAGCTGGCGCACGATCTTGCCAACGCCAGTAGCGATGGGCTGCGCCGTGAACGAACCGATGGGCATGATCAAGCCCTCCCGATCAGATGGGTGATGTCGTCAGCATCGGCGCGGTGCTGCTCCGACGCAGGGACCGAGCGCGAGGCCGCGATCCAGCTCTCAAAGGTCGAGCCGTTCGCGCTATCCGCACGGCGGGCACCGGCCACGATCACGGCGTCAAGCCCGACAGAGTCGAGCGAGTCGGCGCGCTCCTTGCCCACGATGGCGCCAGCGACGGCGCGACGGGCGTCGAGCAGCGTGACCGTGTCGGCCAGCTCGACCTTGTGAGCCGCGGCGGCGGAGAGGATGCTGCGCCAGGCGCCCGCGTTGCCGCTATCGGCACGGTGCTCGGCCTCGGCCATCTCTTCCTTCGCGAACTCCTTGAGCCCCTTCTTCACCTCGGGGTCGGAGTGCTCGGGCTCCTCGGCTTCCTGGCTGGCCCACTTGGCGAGGGCTTCGCCAAGCTTGCCGTCCATCGCGTCCATGCGGGAGTGCATGTCCTTCATGGCGGCGTCGTGGGCGTCCATACGCTTGGAAAACGAGGTCAAGTCCTCGGGACTGAACTGCATGTTGGCTCCATCGGCGCGAACCGCGACTGCGGGACCGCCCCTCGGTGTGAGGGTCAAGATCAAGTGATTGGGGGCATACATCCTGACACGACGGTGAGTCGCGCCATCCTTTCGGTCGTCTTCCGCGGTCGGGACCGCGTCGGCGCTGTAGCCCAGGGAGACACCGCGAACGCCGCGCGCGACGGCGTCGAGCCCGTCCGGAGTGTCGATGACGAGCTCCCCGACGAGCGCGCCCTGTGCCGCGTCGAAGCGCGCCGACAGGATGGTCCCAGCCCGCGCAGCGCCGCGGGTATCACCCACGTCCACCCGGTCGGGGTGAGCCACGTCCTCGAGGCCGACGACGACAGGAAGCCCGACCAGGGACTCGGTGAACGTCGGATCGGCCAGCACCTCGGCGTCCACGCGCTCGACGCCCCAGGGGTAGCGCAGCACGCCAGCCCGAGCGAGCACGACCGGCAGACGGCGTGCGCCCGTGTCCAGCGTAGCTGGCACGTCGAGTCGGTCGTAGCGGGCATGATCCGGTTGCATACGTTGGCCCTACACCTTGCGTGCGAAAACGTCAACCCGCCGCTCTGACAGAATGTCAGCAGAACCGGCCTTGGTTGACATGTTGTCAGTCTTCCATGATGTCGTCGGGGAGGATGGGGTCGGCGTAGCAGCGGCATTGGACCGCGTCGCCGGGGTGCCCTCGTTGCGAGCCGGGGCCGACCTCGGGGGGCGCGTCCCAACTGAACACCTTGCCGTCGAGCGCCCAATGCGAGGGACGGGAGCGCGGGTAGCGCCCACCGGGCCTGCCGCGGACGCGCTCGTCCTCGACGGTCATCCACATGTACTTGTCCACACCGGCTAGGCGCTGGTTCACCTGCGTGATCTGCCCGTTCAGCTTGCCCACTTGGTCGCGAGCGATGAGTTTGGCGTGCCGCGGCGCGATGCCGAGCCGCTCCATGAGCTCTCGCTGGATCACGGTGTAGCGTGCGCCGCCGACGAAGCTATCGGTCATCCACTTCTCGGTCCCC